CTTAACAAGGGTCGGAAACATCGAACCAGGATCAGAATACGTATGATTGGTAAACATAATCGTTACACCAGCTTTACCTGCCTTATAGGTAAGAGTTCTAAGCATTGACTTAAGAGACTTAGCTCTTGTACCCATATCAGCTGCTGACTTATCCTTTGTAATATCATCAATTTCTTTCTGTGAAGAAAGATTACCAAGACTATCAATACTAATAATAAACTTACCTTGTTGACCAGCTTCAATTACACTATCAAGGAAAGCTGAAATTTGATTACGGCATTGATCGACTGTATAAACTGGAACATATTTTGTCTTACTAGCATCTAAACCAACACCTCTTGTTGAGCTTTCATCAATAGCAAACTCAGTATCAAAAATAACAGGAATGACACCTCGCTTCTGAGCATTAGCAAGAATCTTATTAACAACAAATGTCTTACCAGTCATTGACTCTCCAGAGAAACCAACAATACGACCTTTAGGAATACCACCTTTACGACAACTACCCCCAAGAATAGCATTAAGAGCATAACACCCAGTATCATACCATACATCAACATTAGATAATGCATTTTCATCAAGCATTGTTGCTTCACTATTCATTGCATCTAGTTTCTTAAAAATATTGTCAATCTCTTTACTCATATTCAAATATTATAGAACCATAATTAGTATAATCAACAAAAAAAATACCCGGCTTTCACCGGGTATTTTTTACTGGTTTCTTGAGAGCAGATTACGATTTACTCATCAAAAAGCTTTACAACACTAGGGCTTGCTGGTGCAATAAGTGGTGCATCAACAAACAACTTGCTGTACTGGTCGAGAAGACGTGCATCGTTCTCGACGTTAAGACCGTGAACAGTATTAGCATAGCTATACTTCCACTGTGTGCCCTCTTCCTTATTCTTATCGGAGACGAACTCACGGAAATAAAGAGGAATTGTTTGTACATTAAGCTGACCCTGTGGGGTTGGCTGAACGTGAATGATTGCTGGGTTCTTGACCACGAACGTAGTTTCGTCTGAAGAGACGAGCTCGCCGATCGTTGTACGACCGATGTGATCAATGAATGTGATAAGATTTAGTGTATCGCTCATAGATGTATATATTAAATACGCGGTATAAAAAAATCAACTATTCAAGTCCTAAAAGATCAAATAAATCTGTCTGTGCAGACATAGCAGGATCTTTTAACTTCCAGTTAACAGCATTATAAAAACGCTCAATTACCTGAAAGATAATTTTCTTAAAGATAAATTCATAATCAGGCTCAAAGATATCAGCAAACTCCTTAGGGTAATAGTATTTGTATCCAATTACAGAAATACCATATTTGTTTGGCTTACGAAGATAAAAATACTTAATTTTATCTCCAGAGGAAATTGCTTCATACTTTCGTTCAATATTAAACTTACTAAGTAAAAGATTGTGATAGTATGCTGCTTTAACATGAATAGGCATTCTCTTTACAGTTTTAAAGTCCTTACTATTTGAAGCATATTTCTCGTACCCCTTAACGCCCATTACAGAAGCAATATCTTCAACGGGTAACGTTTTAAACGTTTCATAAGTTTCTGTAAAAACTTTATTAGCATCAGTAAGAGATTTCGTAGTAAGCATGGTTTCGATAATACGCTTTACGTAAGGTTTAATCTGCTTGGGCATTGTTGTTCTTACAACTTCAACACCTGTATATTTAAATTTGTTACATGGAATACCTTCTACGTCAAGAAGATGAAGGACATAACGTTTCTTTTGTAAGAAGATACCGCTATCGGCAATTGCTTCACGCTTGAACACTAATCGACAGTCAGTTGAATTTAAATCAGCTTTACCCCATTTTACAATTTCAGTATTGAGATGATCTTCAATATCCTGAACCGCCTTATAGTACTCTGTTGTTACATTGCCGTCCTTATCGTATGTTTCAATACCTTTAGCTTTAATAAGATGCTTGATAGAAATATAACTACTATCAGTATCATTGTAAATAATTGGTGAATTTTCTTTTAGATATTCTTCTGTTAATCCGGTGTTATCTTTAATATAATTTGTTAAAATTTGATTAGATTGTTTAATTACAGCCTGACCAGTAAGAGTAATAGATTCAGCAAGCTCATCATCACCAAGGGGACTATGCTTATTGCCAAAGTAACCATAGATAGTATTAATAAGAATCTTAATAGTATGCTGACGTATGTTAAGATTATCAATTTCATTTTGAACTTTCTTATAATTAGGATCTGTTTCTTTTATATTAATTGCAGCTTTTTTAGCTTTAGTTAATAGCTTTTTAATCTCTACACGCTTTTTATAATAATAATCAACAGTAATTGGAATAACCCCTTTCTCTTTTTGTGAGAATAATACATTAGCTTTTGAAATAGCAAGTTGTTCAATTTCAATAAAAGTAGCAAATTTTTTATGAGATAGATTGTATTCCTTTCCATTTACATGTTTAAATACAACTCCGGTTTCAGTCTTTTCAGTAATCTTGCCTACCTTTGTTTCAGGTGATAGGTTGAGAGTAATCATCATGTTAGGATATAGACTGTTTGCATCAAACGAAACAATATGTTCTTGAAAGTCTCTCTGTGGTTCACCTACGTACGCACCTGCATTCTTCTGACCGCCTTCTTTAATCTCTTTAACAAATGTAGGAATTCGTTGATCCTTAGTGCGTGCACGAATAGAGCAAAGACCTGTAATTACTGAAAGTGATCCTAACGCTCCCTCGAATGTTGTAAGACCGGCATATGCAATCATTCTTAATAGTTGAATGTATTGTAGTTTCTTTTCTAAGTTAATAAGAAGAGTAACGTCCTGAATATTATACTCAACAAATAACTCCCAGTTTTCTTCTGATAAGCTTGCAAGATCCGTATCACCATAATCAATCTTGCGCTGATCTAATTCAATTTCACCAATTGCATCGAGTTTATATGACTCACGCAGTACAGGACAAAAGCGCTGATAAATCTGTAAATAGTCAACACAAGATATACCTTCAATATGCCAACGTGTTTGTTCCCTACCAAACTTACCCATAAATGTACGTGCACGCATTGATCCAATAGGTGAGAGTCTACGAACCTCATCTTCACCTACGATCTTTGTCATACGATTAATAATGTAAGGTATATCAAAAAACTCTGAGTTCCATCCCGATAAAATATCAGGATAATCTTTAGAAAAGAAATCTAAAAATTTTATATACAACTCACGCTCAGTCTTACAATAGATATATGTTGTTTTATCGTTAGCCTTGGTAAATGGTTTTGTACCCCAGACAGTGTATCTTTCAGTAATAGTATCATAGATAGTAATTACATTAATTGGATCTTGAGGATTATTAATATCTGGAAATGCATCTGGACTATATGTTTCGATATCAATAAAGTGTACCTTCAGTGGATATTGATTAAATTCATCTTTTTCATTATCCTGCCAAAATGTATCAATAAGAAATTGTTGTTGTACATTAAAATTATCAAAAACACGAACAATACCATTATCTTTAATATACCGAGAGCGTTCGGATTGATTTTTAAATCTCTTCTTCTTTAACTTAGTATTAAAGATACTCATTGCATCCGGAGCATTATTTGTCTCAAGATAAATGTATGGCTCGTATGTAGAGGGTAAGGTAATACGATTACCTTGATCATCCCATGTATAAAGATTCATGGTCTGAGTACGAGGTGAGTACGCTACATTTCTAAACATGCTTTTATTATACAGGCATCTACCTGACAGGTCAACTAGCTTATGCCGTTAATTGCGTTTAACAATTTACGCTCTGGATGTCCGTATGGGTAATTAAACAATTCAACGTATTTGTTAATATTATCTTCATTTTCTAACCAGCGTTCTTCGGCTGACTTACGGGCCTTAGCACATATATTCATATAACGCCCTTTCTTAGAAAGAACATCATCAATAATAGCAATCATCTCTTCACCTGTATTAAACTTAAACGGTGCATCTTTATATGTTACCAGATTTTGACAAGCAATAGGTAAACCATAGCAGTTTGCCTCTACAAGCTTAAGATCTGATTTTGACTTATTAAAATTATTATCCTGTAAAGGTGCAACTAACATATTAACATTAAGCTTACTAACTTTCTCTGGATAGGTATAAAGCTGCTCCCATGGATGAAATTCCATCTCACCGTTCTGTACAAATGGATGCAATGGTAATGGATATGCACCTAAAAATACCCATTGATACTTGTGTCTTGAATCAACGATTGCTCTATTGACATGCTCAAAATCATCTTTTTGTCCAACGCGATTATCTACATCAAAATGGGCACCAGATCCTGCATATAGGATTCTTGGTTTATTCTTATAACGATCATAGTTATCAGATACTTTCTTTTCATTATAAAAATGACCCATCCACCACTTTGGTGGATAATTTGGTATTACTGTAATATTTTTATTAGAAGTTTTACCCATGTAATACTCCTTCATGAAATCGCAAGTTACAGTTATTTCATCACATAATTCCATAATTTCTTGAGCAGTAGCTCGAATTTTTGGATCTGTAAAGGCGGGTTTAAATTTATTGTACTCCGGAATATCTTCAGAAAATACAAGATCATCAATTTCGTAAATAAGACGAAACCCCATTTGTCTACTAAGATCTTTAAGAAATTTAACAAACTGCAATTGATGTTCAGTGGCTTGACGTTGAATACGTACAACCTGAGCACCTCTAAAATAATTAGGATCGAGATTCATAACTGTACTTCCATGTACAGTCATCTTCTGATGAGCGTTGAGTAAATGTTCAGGCCAAATCATTCTCCAAAAACCACAACCACTATAATCAGCATAATACTGAAGCACACGTTTTAAATTCATCTCAGGCGGTTGAGGTACTTCCTGTTGTACAGGCTGTGGTGGTAGCATACCTCCACCGAAAGGTGATGCACCAAAAGGAGAAACAAAAGGAGAAGTAGGGAATGGATTAAACATGAGCTGGTATATTTTAAGCAGTATATTCCTTAAAATCAACACGACGGGTAATGCCATTTGTCTTTTCTAAGAAAATAATATTACCTGTTGCAGCTTTAATACTTTCTTTACGATGACTAATAACCATAATGGATTCGTTAAATTTTTCAATTCGTTCCTTGAGAATATTAATAACAAGCTCTACACCTCTTTCATCAAGACTTGAATCAAAAAGCTCGTCGTAAATACTAAAATTAAAACATACATCTCCCTGTAGCCTTCTAATATCCATAAAAGCAAAAAGACAAGCTAAGTCAACACTCTTTCTTTCAGCTCCACTAAAGTTAAAATAAGAACATTCCTTACCTTTGTTATCAACAATCTTTTCTTCAAAGTATTCATTAAATTCACACTTACAGTTTGCATCCATTTTACCTAAGTAGTATGCAAGTTTTGTATTAAAGATTTGAAGAATCTTAGTTACGATATATGATTTAACACCTTCTTCAGATACAACAAATTTAGCTACATCATAATTACTAAGAACAGTTTTTAATTGCTCAAGATCATGTTGAAGTTGAGTACATTTATTTTTTTGTTCATTAATAACATCATCAAATGAAGTAGAGGTTGTCTCGAGTTCGGTTAAATCTTGCTCTAGCATCTTTTGCCATTCCTCTAATTGAACTAATCTGTCATTAAGACCTGTAATATCTTTTTCTTCTAAAGCAATATTATGAATGTCTGTTTCAATTGATCTAACTTTTTGTTTTACCTCAGACTGCTTAGTTATAATTTGACTTTCTTTTATACTTTGTTCATCAATAAATGCTTCATGATTTTGAATTAAATTATTAATTTTTTTCTTCTCATCCTCAATATGACTCTTATCATTGTCTTCTATAATACGTAGACAGGATGGACATTTATCTTTACCTGAAATAACATTCTTAATTTGTTTTTCAAGTTGAGTAATAAGAGTTTGCTTTTCACTCTTTTGATGTCTAATAGTCTGTAATGTTGTGTCTAATTTTTTTAACCCATCATTAAGTTTAATTATTTTATCTTGTAAATCAGTTGTACTTTTTTTAGTAAATGACGCTAGTTTATTACTAATAGTTTGAATTTCATTAGCATTATTTGTTTGACGGTTTTTATATTTTTCAACTTTTTCATCGCGCTTTCGTATAGCATCTTCTTGTTGAGTTTCTAATACATTTAACGCTCTGGTAGCCTCATCATATCGCGTTGATTCAATATCGAAATCTTTTTTCTTCTCAAGTATATCACTTTTAAGAAGAGATAACATTTCACTAAACACACCGAGATTAAAAATATCTTCAATAAATCGTCTTTTTTCTTGCTTCTTTTTTGCCATAAACGGAGTTGTATTGTTTATGGTCATAATTACACAGTTCTGAAATATTTCAGGTGTGCAGTTAAATTTATGCATTATAAATGCATTTGTATTGGATATACTGTCTCTAGTCTTATCCTCTCCGTTAATAGTAATAAAACATTTAGAAGGTTCTAACGTTCGTCGTATAACGATCTCTTCTGTTTTGTCGAAGTATTTAATGGTGGCTCCCAAAACCACCTCGCAATTCTTCTTATTAATATTATTAATAATATGTTCTTTCTTGAGTTCACGTAATGTTTCACCAAAAACTGCAAAGTAAATAGCATCAGCAACTGTTGATTTACCAACACCGTTACGTCTATCTTCCTTATCTTTATTTATTCCAGTTATGATATGTAATCCCCGTTGAAAGTCAACTTCAACTGGTACATTACCTACAGAAAGAAAGTTCTGTATTTTAACATTATTAAAATTTATATACTTCATACGTTACAAGCTCGCTTATATAGATCGAGACAGTACGTTATTATCTGATTTTTATTTTCAATATCAAGCACGTTTACAAATTCTTCTATTGTTTTTTGCATATCTACACCTGCAGCTTCATAGTTATGATCGTCAACGGTAATAGAGTTATTAAAGAGAGAGTAGTCAACAGAAAATGAAAATGGTTTAAATTCATTCATTTTTTTAATTAATGCCTCAATTCCATCTTCTTTTGCTTTTTTATCAATAACAAGTTTAATGATACTATTATTAACAAGTTTTTTTACATCCTCACCACTCAGACTTTTATGTGATGTAAGCTCAGTAAGAGTAATTTTTTTATGCTTTGGTGATAATTTATTTTCGTAAAAAGTATATGTACTGGATGGTATATCTAAGATATAATATCCTTTTGTACTACCTGCGTCACCAAAATCCATTTCAAAAGGATTACCGACATAAACAATAGTACCATCATTATATTTTCTTTCATCACGTAGATGAAAGTGACCTGTCATAACTAGATCTGCTTTTTCTAAAAGGTTAGCAGACTTAGCTCCGTGGTCACATGACTTAAAACTATTCATTTTAAAACTTTCTATTTCTAAGTGACCAAACATAATATCTACCTCATTAACACTATCAATATTAGCACCCCATGGTAAAAATAATACTTTTTTACCAAACAGAGTAGTTTCAGTAGCGGCATCAATAACGGTAATATTTTTTCTTCCATTAAGAATTGA